CAACTGTGATCTAATCCGTGTTCATTTTTAAAATCAATAATGTTAGCAAAGTCCCCTACATTTAAACTGTTTACAGTTGTCCATAGATTAAGATTGTTTATACCCATGGCTTTATATTTCATTAGATTACTATAAAACTTATCCCATTTAATAGGCCATCTAACATAATCATGAACTTGACCAATACCGTCAAAACTAACTGTAACAGTAATATGTATGCCTCGTTCTAATAGGGCGTCTAATTCGCTAATAACCAACGCACAATTGGTGTTGATACGTATGCTTTTGACATTTTTAGGTGGGTTTTTTAGTATTTCTTTATAGTTCTTACTAGCACTAGGCTCGCCGCCGTTAATATCTAAATGTACTACTCTATCTAAAGGCAATGACCAAAAACCTTTGCTGTTATCATATATAGGATACTGCTTACTAGTTAATCCACCTATCTTTGTACTTAGTTCTTTGCTACAAAATTGACAGGCTGAATTACATACATTATCTAGTATACCACCTACTGTTAAATAGTCCTGCTTCTTTTGTAGTTTGTCAAATTTTATAGCATTTAGTCTGATACTACTGTTAGATATCTCTTCTGTCTGCTGGCATCTGACACATTCTTTAGGCCACTGTTCACTAGACATTTGTTCTTTTGTTTTAGTCATCCAATCACTTGACTGCATTTCATCATATGAATTAAATGTTGGTTGCCCGATCATATGTCCACAGCAACTTACAGTGCCTTCAGGGTGAAATCTAACAAAATGATCTAGTCTAGGACAATACATCAGTTACTCCAATGATTGTATTGCTTTTACCAATCGTTTCAAAAAATGCAGTTGGTTCTCTGTTCATAAGATGTGCTAAAATTTGTTTACGTGTCCAACTGTTGTTTACTAATGTTAACAGTGATTTGTCTAACTTTAGATAATGTTGATTATCAACATTATTTTTTAATCTTGTTATAGTAGCATTATCTAATATTTTGTCTTCATTGTTAGGTATTGCACGTATTGCTGTATATTCTGAAAGTTTATCCATGCCAACAAAATTAAACTTAGTTTCTTCAGTTGTGTATCTAAATAAATTTATCATCCAACTAAGTTGCGGAGCATAGTGTCTATTTAAAAACAAATAGTTTTCAACAAAATATAAAATAGTGTCTTTTGAAAAATTAGGATGCTCTGTAATTAAATTCCATACAAATGTATTGACGCCACTAATAAATCGTTCTTCAGGATTTCTTAATATAACATCTATAGAATCAATACGTTTAAGTTGCTCGTTAAACAGTATTTTATATTTTTTTAAATGTGCTTCTTCGTATAAACTTGATCTAGCATTTTTAAAAATAGGATAGATGTAACGCTGTGAGGATTTTATTTCTATTACCTCACAGCGATTAGGATAGATTATATCATCTAATCTACTTAACATCTATGTACTTAGTCTTGATTAAGACTTACGGTTACGAATCATCGCTAGGATGTCTTCAGCACGTTTGCTACCACTTTCACCTGCTGGTGTTTCTACTGGTGCAGTAGGAGTCGCTTCTGCTGTTGTTTCTTCTACTTTGGGAGCCTCAACTGCTGGTGCTGTTGTTGCTTCTTGTGTAGGTTTTGACTCTGCAGTTTCTTGAGCAGGTGCTGATGATGTAACCACTTGAACGCCTCTTGGACGATAGTAATTACCCCAACGTTCTGAATCATATGCTTGACCATCAACTGATGCTTCAAACATTTCTTTCATAACTTTTAACTCTACTTCACTTGGTTTCTTAGGAAGGAAGTCGCTTAGGTTGTGAAGACCATATTGTTCAATAGCACCACTTTCAGTAGCGTCTAGTGCGGATTCCTTACGTGACCATTTTGAAGTTGAATAGTCAGCATAACCACCTTTAGATGTTTTAGTAATAATAAAGTCTAAACCACCTTGATAGTCTGTTGGTAAGTTTTCTAATTCTGGATCTAATAAAGCCGCCTTGATCAAGTTAAAGATCTGTGGACTAATAATAAATCTACGAATTGGATTTTCTGGTGTATTATCATCAGTGATTGGATTCTCTCTCACAAAACCTTGGAATAGGTATGATTTTTTCTTCCAATACTTACGACCCATATCTTCTAAACTTGAATCTTTGAACCAAGTTCTTACTTCTGCAAGAATAGGACATGCTTCACCCCACATTTCTACACATGGTACCTGTACCACAACTGGTTTACTATCTGCTGATCCTTTAACGCCAGCAAATGGTAAGTTAATCATGTTACGTTCTACCCAAAAGAATGTATTGTCTGTGTTTGCGTCTGGTAAAAATCTAAGTTTGGCTGTGTCGCCTTCTTTAATATTCCAGTGTGCGTAGATAGCGTTGTCGCCGCCGCCTTGTGAATTGCCGCCTGTTCCGCGGTTTTCTGATGCTTGTAACTTTGCTCTAATTTCTGCTAAACTTGTTGCCATGGTATTTCTCCTTGATAATTTGCCATAATGTTTGTGCCTAAACTACATAACACTTCTATATTATATAGTATGTTTATTTATCTTTCAAGTGGGTTTTAATGATTTTTTTACCAATTTAGCCAAAAAAAAGCCACCCTAAGGTGGCTTTACTCAGTTGGTAGAGCAATTTATTTTAAGCCTGATAGTCTTCTAAGGGATGCCATTTCTTCTATACTTTCGTTTGCGTTTTTAAGTGCTTTTGCTACATCAGGATGATCTGATAAACCATCTGCTATTGATTCAATAGCATCAGTAGCGTCAGTCATGTTGCCTGTTGAGTTATTTGCTAATTTAATTGCGGCCTTAATGTCGTCTTGTGTATATTTTTCTGCTTCATCTAAGTTGGCATTACAGTTACAATGTGGGCAGTCTGGTGGACAGCCACAATCTTCTGCTTTTACATCACTGCCACAACACTTATCTGAACAATGTGTATCTCTTTTTTCTTCGCCTAGTGTGTCCCATGATTTACTTGGATATCCACCTTTTGGTGTTGGTCCGCGACCTTTGTGTAGATCAAATACGTCCTTAAGCATGTCAAGGTATCTTTTAACTGCATTTGGTTTGTCATCTTCACTGGTTAAATCAGTAAAGTGTGTTACAGTAGTCATGCCATTGTCCATATCAACTACTAGTGCGTTGCTATGTGTGTTAGACACTTGTGCTACTGTACCTGTTTGGCCTTTGTCCTTAACATACACTCTTTGTCCTACTAATTTTTCTAATTTCTCGTGTGCTTCGTATAAATCATCGCCTTCTTTCATTTGTGTTAGATCTTTACTAATGTATGCTGGTTTGTTTGGGTCCTGTCTTAAGCCTGGTGTTTTTACTTCTTCCCAATCTGATTTTTTCATGCCATATTTTTCTTCAAACTCTTTGTCAGATAAATCGTTTAGGTCCATTGATAAATCTTTCATTTTGCCTTCTTCCAGATCATCAACATCAACATACTTACCTTTACCATCACAATCTGGGCAATCGTGTTTTTTATGTTCTTCATCTCGCCATTCGCCTGCACCCTGACAAGTTGGGCACTCATATTCTTTGTCTTCTTCAACGCTTTCGTCTGCGGCCACTGCCTGTGCCCAGTCTTTAGGTTTTTCTTCTTTATTTTTACCCATAATTCCAAGATCATCTGTGTATTTTCTAGGATTGTTAAATCCAGGTTGACGGTAATTTTCTTCTTTATCGCGACCTTGATCACGTACAAAACCATCTGGACTTAGTTCTTTAATTTGTTCTAATACTTCTGGCATGTTGTTGTCTAACCAAGACACTATAAGTGAGTTACAGTCTGCTTCTGGATCTACTTCTGCTAGTGCTTCAATGTCATCATATAGTGAATCATCACCAATTAGTCCACCTAAAGCATTAACTCCATTTACTCCATCAACACCACACTGAACTGGATCTCTTAATAGTTTTGCTAGTTTTCTGATGTCTTCTTCTGTTTCTGGAATGTGCCATGTGCCTTCACTTAGTCTTGTTGCCCATGATTCAAATTCTTTTGCAAATGGATTATTATTTTCTTTCATCATTTGATATGCCTTATGAACTAACGGAAGTGCTTGTTCTACTCGCTCATCCATTACACGTTTTACAAATTTATCTTTAATATTGTTAATATCAATGTCTTGTTCTTTTACTTGGCTAGGTTTAAAGTTTTCTTTAAATTGATTATAACCTTTTTTGCCTTTCATTTTGTTAAGAGTATTTTTTAGCAGTCTATGATAGTCAAATGCGGCTTCTAGCATACCTTGTGTTTCTTGATCTTCAAAAGTTCTAGTACGCATAGCGTTTACAAAAGGTCTTAAAGTGATCATTTCATTTACTAGACTAGTAATATGTTCACCTATAGCATCAGTTGGAATACCACCTGCTGATACATGTCTAGCCATAGCACGAGCGCCAATTAGGCTAGTAAACGGTAGTTTAAATCTTTCACTTTGATCATTTTCAACAAACAATGCTTGAATGTTTCTTGAGCGACTGCCTCTAACTTCCTCAGCAACTTCCTTGGTATGTTGAATTTTAATTCTTACTGGACCATAACTTTCGTAACTGCGTTTTTTACTACCATACATACGACTTTCACCTAAATCTACTACTTCATCTTTATCATAGGTACTGTCATCATGACTGACCTGTTTGATATCTCTAATATTTAAACTGCTTCTAGTAATATCTCTAGGCTCAAAAGTTAACATATTTCTTTTGGCAAAATATCTTAACTCTTTTAAAAATGCGTACCATTTTTGTTTTTCTTCGTCAGGTAGATCATTGGTAATGTTTTTACTAAAGTAAACTTTGAGTGCTTGTTCGTCTATCAGACTGATTGTGATATTACCGTGATTGTGGCCGTTGACTTCATAGTCAAAGTTAAAGAATCTAGCATCCTCAGGAGTTTGTGTAGACTTGGCGTTTTCATCACCTAAACTGACATCTTCAAATCTACTGCGGATTTTTTCAAATAAGGATTCTGCTACGTTGTTAATTTCTGTACTCATATTGTTATTTATCTAAAACATTATAAAGGGCATTGGCTCTATGAAATCGTCTAGATTGTCTTTCATCTTGCTGTCTAGTTCAGGAACATAACTCTGTAGCAGTTGTGCCATACGTATGATTAATACTGTGGCCATTACTAGATCATCTGTTTCCCCTACCTTGGCCGCGTAACTTGTACCATGTGCTACAAATGTTTTTAGTTCACTTATCAATGGACGACTATGCAGTGTTAGTCGTTTGGTTTCAATTAGGTTTTTAAGTTTTGCACATGCACTTAGTTTACTTTTATGAGTTGTATTAAAGCCTTTACGATAGCGTTTTACATTACCTGCTCTAGCAGGTTCTGTTAGAAAGGTACCTTTAATATTTTCCTCTCCTATTTCAGCAAGACTAACTAAAGCCGCTTCACCTAAGGTGTTATTTTCTAAACTGTAGTATAAATTAGTTTCTGATACAAATTCACTTAGGTATTTTGTTATTTCTATCAGTATGCCAATCTGTTGTTGTACTGGTGTTTTGTTATGTTTCCATTCTGCTACTTGTTCAAAACTAGGTAATTCAAATACCTGTATAGCCGCTGGGTCACCACCTGTTCCTAAACTAGGATCCAAGGCAACCAGGTATGTAGCCTCTTTGTTTGGTTTCTTATACCAACGTACCTGACCCTGTGTTTCAATAGGATCTTTGCCCTGTAGTTCAATTAAGTGTCCTGCATTGATTAAAGTTTCGTCCCAGATAATAAATTCACATTCCATTTCACGTCTAAAACGATCATCACCTAACTGTGCTCTTTGTTCTTCTGCCCACTTGTCATCTCTATCTGGATGTTCATTCCAATATGAACGGAATGCTTTAAACCCATTAATGCCTATTTCAGTTGGATTACCGTGCTCATCTTCTAATTTGTTAGCACCTTTCCATAACACAGCAAATTGATCTTCGTCTGAGTTTGGAGTAGATGTAATAATACATTTACCACCTGTTGCCAGTGTTGGACTAATAGAAGTCCAGAACTCACGACCAATAGTAGGTCTCACAAACGCAAACTCGTCACAGTATAGTAGTGATATACTCATACCTCGTCCAGTGTTTTCAGTAGTGGTTGCTGAAACTATACGTGAACCATTATCAAAATCAATTGAACCTTTATTGTAACTAACAGCACCTGCTCTAATATAATCTGGAGTGTCTTCGTAGGCATAACGTATACGTTGCATGATCTCCTGCGAGCCAGTAAATTTGTGTGCGGCAATTAGGATAGTACTATCAGGGACAAACATAGCATACCATAGCAAGTAACCCGCGGCTGACGTTGACTTACCAGTCTGCCTAGGCATTAGACTTATACTAAATCTATTATCGTGGTATGTTGATATTAGACGTTTTTGATATTCGTATGGCTGGTACAACATTTTACCTTGTGTAGGATGCTGTATATAAAAGTAGTTGCTCATAAAGTATTCTGGACCTGTTATAGGATCAGCACACTTAGCAAACTCTTGTAGTTGTTTTTGTGTAAAAGATTCTTTAGTATGTGGTTTCTTTACTAATACAGAATCTGTACCTTTTGCTGTTCTTGCCATACTAGTACTTATCTGAGTTTAAATTAGGTAAAACTATTTTTTATTACCAGGGCTTTTCGCCAGTCATATATGGCTTTGAGAACCATAACTTAAACCATTCAGGAGTGCCTGGTTCAATGTTATGTTTTGCTTGATATTCTGCTTTTTCTTGTGCAGTGTGTGTAAGGTTACTGGCTTCTGTTTTAACTGAGCCTTCACCTGTGTATTCTTGTAGTTTACCTTGGTTTAGACCTGTTAAACCTGCTAGGCGTTTAATATCATCTATCTCATCCATTCCACTTTTTCCTTTTAGTTGATGGTACTGGGCTTGATTTATTTGTATCACCTGGCTCGCAACTTGCGTCATTTACTACTGTGGTTATGTTAGTGCCTACTTGTTTGCAGGCTTTTTTAACCATGTCTTGTTCTTGTTTTGTGTATGGTTGTGATAAGTTACTGCGTCCTACCCAACTTTCTGTATCTAGTTCAGGAATGTTAACACCATCTGATCCAGCAGTGGCCATCATAACACGATTGAGATCGTAGAATCTATCATTTGATGTAGCAAATTTGTTAGATCTATTTAGAGTGCTCTTTTGATCTGACGGTAGTTTACCTACACGTTTTTCTGTAATAAAATCTTTTGCTCTCATTCTTCTTCTAATATCTCAATGACTAGTTCGCCATTGCCTTTAATTAATCTATGATACTGTTCTGCTTTTATAAAATAAGTTTTACCTTCAACTAGATCTTGTGGAAGTTCATTGTCTAATTGTAGTTGCCATCCTTGGCTTTCTTTTACTAGTACTTGGCGATCGTTAGCATCGCGGTGCCATACTAAATCTGTTTCTTCTACTGTACCTTCAAAACGTCTGTATATAGTGTTGTCTATACGAGTTTCAAAGTAGGGTTTATTACCACCACTGACCACCTTTAACTCCTAGACTTTTATATCTTGGTGTACGGCAAGCCCAATAGCCTGCTTTGGTTTTGTCGTTCTTTTGTTTACATTTATGTCTTGCTACAAACGAAGCAACTCTGCCTGGCTTACTTGCTTTAACTGATAAGCCAGTTGTATCACCCCAAGACACTTTTTTAACTTTGCCAGTCTTAGGATTTTTAACATAAACGTAGAACTTTTTACTTCCACCACGTTTAGGTTTATTGAGTTCTACCTTCTTACCTTGATATTCTGCTTCTGATAGTTCATCATCAGCAAATGGTTGGTCTAACGGAACTTTATATCCATTTTTAAGAGTAACCACTTGGCCAATATCTGTTTCTAATAATTCTTGATCTTCCCAGTCTGGTGTATAGTTACCTTCTTTAACCTGCTGTCTAGCATAGTTAAAAAATTCAAAATA